ATGGCAGCAGAAGCGTTATCAGTTTTAGTTGCTACAGCGGTTGCAATATTATTAAATTCGGTATCAATCTCTGATCCACGAACAACCTTATTTGCATTACCACTAGGTAGCGAATCTTTTGCTGCGAAATTGGTAACCTTGGTATAGTTAGACATTTCTACTCCGATTAAGCATACCAGATGGGGATATAACCACCAGCATCAGTAGACCATGCTTTGGTCAACGATGCGTCTTCGTACACATTGATATAATCAATACCAGCGACCTTACCTGTGGTGCTTACCAGCACATCTGCCCACATACCAGTAGAATAAGTATTTTTCTGAGTGGGTTCGGAACCTAGTTTTTTAACAGGGATATAATCAATCCATGCTTTTAAACCAGTAGTGCTACCAAGTTTGTTAATAACCCACTTGGTAGTGCCGTTGGTTGTAGCGTAGGTGGTTGGGAAGCAACGAGGTATCATATTGTTCCTTTGTTTTCTATAGCAACCTCAGTGAAGATGCTATAGAAAAGCCTCCTAAGAGGCAAAACCGATTGGTTTTAGAATACTGGACGACCTACCATCAGTTTGATGGAAGTCTCAGCCAGATTTACAGTTCCAGCAGTGATGTTGTTAAACACAACAGTCACCGTGTTTGCAGCAGAAACGTAAGCAGTTACTTGCATTCCTGCTACGTCTACACCAAGCGACACACCGAGAACAATGTCACCAAGGCCAACACCAGGAACGGTGATGGTATCGGTATCGTTGGTGCCGGTAGTTAAACTATCGGCATTGATGGTTGCTTTAACTGCCCAGAAGTCCGTAAACAGTCCTTGAAACTGCTCACGGCCTCGCTTGGACACTACAGCGGTAGCGTTAGCCATTTTTTAATCTCCTTAGTCGTTAGAATGGGGCCGGCCTTGTGAGCCAGCCCCGATTGTTATCCCAGGTTACTTGGGAATAGCAATACCAACAGCGGAGGTATCACGCAGTTCGCCAACACCGTACAGCGTATCAGCGGTCAGCAGCGTGGCAAGGTACTCTTGCTTGTACTGGGTCTGAACACGAACGCCGAGTTGCTCAATCAGCACGCCGTACTCAGGATGGAACATGACAGCAACACGAGCCTCGCCGGAGCCAGAGGTGGTGGGGCAGTTGGTCGAGACATAGACCTTAACGCCGTACACGTCACCAATCTGACCATTGCGGATGGAGTCGCCGTTGCCAACGAAAGCCTGCTCAGTAAAGCGAGCAAGTCCGAGCATCGTGTTACGAGCCACAGGCGGGATAACCAGAGCACGTCCGTCCATCGGTACATCGCTGTCATCCAGAGTCTGGATAACTTTACGAAGACCTGCGTCAGTGATAGCCGACTCGTTGTTAGAAGCAGCAACGTAGGCGGTAGAACCATCACCACCGAGAACAGCCTTGTTCCATGCTGTCGTGCCAGAACCACCCTGAGCCTTGCTGAAGTTGTTCAGCAGGTCGGTGTCGATCTGGGTAGCCAGGGCATAGCCAGCGTCATCGGTATAGAAGCGGCGCAGTGAGGACAGCGACTGAACTTCTGCGAGGTCTTCGATCAAGCGGCTATACTCATAGTGCTTGTCGATGTTCACAGTGATGCCAGTGCCGGTCATCTGTTGCATCGTAACAGCCGACTCAACAGTCTTAGCAGAAGCAGCACCACGACCAGGGGCGGGGAACGTGACAGAGTCACCTTTCTTGCCCTTGAAGTTCATCTTTTTGATTAGGTTAGCAACAACCAGGTTCTTCTTGTAAGAAGCAATGATTTCATCTTGCCAAATTTGCGGTACAAAACCAGCGGTATCGGCTTCTGATTTGATGACGAAGTCACCAGAGGGGTAAAATGCCATGATAAATATCCTTTAATAAAAGTTGTTAGTTACTTTACCCGACCTTCACGATATGCTTGCATGATTTCAGGTTGCATCATGTCGTACTTGTCAGGGTCAGTTTGCATGAGTTTAATAATGTCTGACCTACGAAACACTTTCTTAGAAGGTGCTTCATCGCTCCCAGATTTAACAGTAGTAGTCGCAGCCTTAACAGCCTGACTCCTGGCTTCCTTCTCAACAGATGCTGTCTGCTTTGCTACTTGCTGTCGGTCTTTCCATAATGACAGAAGTTCATCTGCAGATTCATAGTCATACTGTCGGTCTGCACGAACAAATAACTCAGTCCTAACTTTGCTTGCTGCTACCCAACTCTGGAAACCAGCGTCTTGCACAACATCAGTAAAATCAGGATGCTTTGTTTTAAGTTCATTCAAAGCCTTGGCTCTTGACATCTCCAAAGACAACTGTTCTGCTTGTTTAATCTTTGGATGATTCTCAATTGCTCTTGCTACTGCCTTATTTGGGTCTGCGAAGAAATCAGTTTCTTCTACAGGCTCCGTCTTCAGTTGCTGTTTCGCTAAAGTTTGGGCCTTGATATAATCATCGACAACCCTACGCAGTTCACCGACTTCGCTGCCTTGGCGACCAATTAACTTCTCAGCCTCCATGTGCATCTGAGCAATCTCTTTGGCACTCTTACCCTTATACTTATCAGGGAGGCCTTCATCTTGCTCTTGTGTCTGAGCCTGTTGTGCAGACTCCTGTGTTGCTACATCGGTTACAACTTCGTTAGGTTGCGTTTCAACAACGCCTTCTTCAGTAAAACTAGCCATTAGTCTCTCCGTGCCTTAACAGCATTTAGAAAAGAACACTTACAGATTTGCGGGGTTCTCTTGTCCGCTGGTACTACTCTTTAGTGGAAATGCCTTGTCTGCGTTCCCACTTCATGTGCGACTGTCGCCGCTTCTCCCATGCCATTGCGGCACCAGGAAATGCTCCTGTGATTCCTTCTAAACTAATCTTAGGAGCAGAGATAAGTCTGGTAGCATCGTTTCCACAGTGCGGACACTGCACGACAGTAACAGAATCATCAATATATTTTTCAGTTATGTGCCCTTTAGCACACTGAAAGTCAAATATTCTCTTCATTTAGTTCCTCATAAGCAGTTTCAGACAATTCCTTTAGTCCAATTAAGTAGTCTAGGATGTCTACCTGTCCTTTGCGGAACTCTATATT